CCCCCCAAATCCATATTTCCACGGATAATATATTATGACAAAACCTAAAGCATTACCGTCAACCAAGTTGCCCCCACGTGACTTAATCTACAAGCACCTGCGCACTGGCGTTGCCAACTTCAAGTTCATTAAGTCAAATGGTGAAGAGCGTGAGATGAATGCTACTCTGATCGCTGCCAAGATGGACCCTCGTCTGGTACCTGTGACAAACCCCAACCCACCGTCGCAAGATGCTGACTTGTTCAAGGTATGGGACATCGACTCTAAGGGTTGGAGGCAGTTCAAGATTTCTGCATTAACTGAATACAACGGAAAGGTAAGTGACTAATGTCTGACGAAATGGATCATCTGTTAACTCCTGCGCAGAAGCGAGCGAAAACTCGTGAAGCGAAGAAGTTGAAGACACTTGAGCAAATGGGCATTGAACCTCGCAAGAAGACCAAGGTCAAGCGCACCCGTAAACCTATGACCCCCGAGCAGAAAGCAGCAGCAGTCGAGAGACTCGCTCTTGCCCGAGCGAAGCGTAATGCCGGCAAGGAACCAAATGGTCACCCACGTGTGTTGGCATTTGACGAAGATCACCCCTTGTCTTTCAAGAACTCTAAAGAAACACTCAAAGAATGGCGAGAGAAGTTGAAGTCAATCAAGTCGCAGAAAGACTCGAAAGACACTAAGCAACGTGCCGAATATCAAGAGTGTGAGAACTACGTCAAGAACCTCGGCGTATGGATCCGTGATGGAGTCTGGTTGGACCACAAGTATGGTCGCAAGCACGATCAAGTTATGGAGTATGTCTGCACCGCAATGGCGTATGACAAATTTGGTAATCCCAAGCGAGATGTAGGAACCTACTACCCTGACATCCGAGAAGTTTGGACAAAGGAGATGAACGATGAGCACAGAAAAAATGACCGAGGGTACTGATACTCCAATGGTCGCCGTGCCGCAACCTGTTATGAATGCTATTGTTGAATACATGATGGCACGCCCTTACAATGAGGTCGTAGACATAATTGCTCGACTTCAACAAGAGGCAGTTGCGGTGAATATGAATTCAGAGGTACAGTCGGATGACTGAGATTAAAACAGACGTTCTAGACTTTATGACCAAAGCAAAGTTTGGCAAGCACGTCGAAACAGCAGTAGTAGAACTGCGTATGTCGTACATGGATGCAGTCATCCATTGTTGCGAGCAGTTTGGTATCGAAATCGAAGATGCACGGAAATACGTTTCCACTGTCATCAAGTCAAAACTTGAAGCAGAAGCGATGCAACTAAACTTCCTTGAGAGATCAGGAACCCTACCAATTGAATGATCCGTTCATCAGAGAGTTCATCTTTGACGAAGAGCAACAGGAAACTTTGCTCGAGAAGTTAAAAGAGAAAGAACCTGAAATGCAACGGGCAGGTGTGTACAACTCTGAGAGAGGATCGTTCACATCTGAAATCAGAACATGCGATCATATCCCGTTTGATTATCTTGAGTTCCCAGACATCTCTTTGGAACTCGGGGATCTTGCTCTCGAGTTAAGACCCCAACTCACCGAAATTCTGTTTAGACAATATGAGTTTATCCGGTACGAGGGTAACTCGGGTCAGACATTTAAAGCACATACTGACGACAACGAAGAAGCTTCCGGTCACGGAAGGTTCCTCACCTCGGTCACTATGGTGGACAAGTCCGAAGACATGCGCGGTGGTTTGCTCAAGGTCTGGACTCCGGACGGTCGAGAATTCATTGTTGACCTCGACCCGTTCGAAACTATCATTTTCCCTGCCTACTATTGGCACGAAGCAACGCCCGTCTTGAACGGTCGACGTGTAGTGCTTATCAGTTGGGCAGAACGGAAATGAATCGTTGACTTTTGTTAAAAGTTAACGATAATAAATAGAGTTGGAATGTTAATTCCAATTCTAAAACACAATACTCTGTTATATTTCAGTCATACAAAGGAAACATACTATGGATTTATCCACACTCAAGTCTAAGCGTTACGACATCAACAAACTCGTATCTGCTGCTCAAGAAGCATCAGGCGCTAAATCAGATAACAATAACCGCGATGAGAATCTCTGGAAACCAACTGTCGATAAGGCAGGCAATGGTTATGCAGTTATTCGATTCCTCCCGTCCGAAGGTGATGTGCCATGGGTACGTTACTGGGATCACGGATTCAAAGGTCCAACTGGCAAGTGGTACATTGAGAAGTCATTGACCTCACTTGGTCAGCAAGATCCCCTCGGAGAACTCAACAGCAAGTTGTGGAACTCTGGCAACGAAGAAGACCGCGAGCAAGTTCGCAAGCAGAAGCGTCGACTTCACTATGTCACAAACATCCTCGTTGTATCAGATCCATCTGCTCCTGAGAACGAAGGCAAAGTCTTCATGTACCAGTTTGGTAAGAAGATCTTTGATAAGATCCAAGACCTCATGCAACCACAGTTTCCTGGAGAGACTCCTGTCGACCCATTCGACCTGTGGGGTGGTGCTGACTTCCAACTGAAGATCCGCAACGTCGAAGGATACCGCAACTACGACCGTTCAGAATTCAAAGCACCAAGTGGTTTGTTCGACGGTGATGAAGTTCAACTGCAAGCAACACTGAACCAGTTGCACGATATCAACACCTACGTTGATCCTGCGACGTTCAAGTCTTACGACCAGTTGTCTACGAAGTTGTTTGAAGTATTGGGTGCAACTGCTCCTGCGACTGTAAAGGCAGAGATTGCTATGGATAATGTTGCTGAACCAGCACCTGCTCCTGTTGCCTCTGCTCCTGAAGTCAAGGTAAGTGCTGCTGCTGCTACTGCTGAAGAAGCAGGCGATGATGGTGATGAGGATGCGTTCTCATACTTCCAGAAGTTGGCAAACGCTGACTAATTCGTAACTCTGCTTCACCAAGGCACCTTCGGGTGCCTTTTTTATTATATAATGAAAGTGCCCTTGAGTTTTATACTACACTCAAGTATCGCACCCCCACCTTTGGTTCGCACTTTAAACTTCTCTGTGCAGACCTGTTCGAATTCTTTAAACTCTACTTCCGGCATCTCACCATCAGTGTGAGATATTGTACATCCTGTACAGAAAACAACTACCGCTAATAGTGCCCTCATTTGACTTCTCCTGTCAAACCCTCTTATTATACTTATAAATAAACGAATGGACGAAAACCTATTCAATTTATATAAGTCGGAACTAGAAGCGGACGGCATCGATCCGAGCAGCAAGGCATCCCGAGATTGGTTTGCTGATAAGATGGATGAGATCGCAGGGAAAGACGTAAACCAACGCAGGATGATGCGAGAGAAACCTATGCGTATGTCGCAAGGGGAACTCATGGGCAGAATGTACATGTTTATGTACAATCCGGCGAACAAGAACACCCTGCCTTACTACGACAGATTCCCTCTGGTCATAATGCTCGAGGTGGCAAAAGAAGGGTTCATGGGGTTGAATCTACACTATCTCCCGATAGACCTGAGGCAGAAGATGTTCTATAATATGATCATCCGTGCCAGTGCGAGTCCTGACAATTACCGTTGGAACACTTTCCTTAAAATTGATTATAAATACTTGAAGAAACGAACGTCGCTCCGTGCATATAAGGCGTGTATTAAACGTTATAGATATGATAACATATATGGCAGGATAGCACATGTTCCTGCACCCGAGTGGGAGGTTGCTGTTCACCTACCTCTCGCAGAGTGGCGTAAGGCATCTGAAGCAAGAGTCCACAAAGACAGCAGAGAGATCTCAAGGAAGAACATATGAGTTTTAGCACTGACAAATTGCGTGCTCTATTAAATGCCCAGAACGGTTCGGCATCTAACAACCGATACAGGGTGTTTATGCCGAACATTGACGGCACCCGTAAACCTGGAGGCGGCGCAGCATCTTGGGGTGGTAACACAGAAGACCTCGACCTGCTTTGTACCCAAGCAAGAATTCCAGGGAAGACCATCCTGACCGTAGACCGACAGATCGGTATTGAACCGATCAAGATTGGT